CTTAAATCGTGCTTTTTCATAAATCTATTATTTTCTTCCATTTCTTTTTTTACTGGATGATTGTCTGGTAATAAATCTGTATCGTGTTTACCACCTTGATATCTTCCTTTTTTGAGAGCAAATAAAAAAGAGTTAACTCTTGCTAAACCCCAACTCTCTGGAGTCATATTAGGTCTAACCGATGCTGGATTTGTATTGTATGCTCCAACTCCTCTATCAAAAACCTTTTCAAGTTCAGCGTAAGTAGTTCGACCATTCCAAGATAAATCAAGCTCTTTTATTTCTTCGTTATGTTTTTCAACTTTATTTTCTAAAGCCTTTTTAATTTTAGCAGTAACTTGGTTTTCTTCTTTCTTACCCTCTAGCTTTTTAGTTAGTTCCAAAATTACGTCTTTCATTCCTTGCTCTCCAAGTGTTCCAATCGTTCCCCATTTTATTTGAGCAACTACACCACCAACATTAGATAGATTAGGCTCTGTATCTCCCTTGAATTGTTTACCATCTTCAAAGTGTCTTTTGATCCAAGACTCTCTCTCTTTTATCCATTCTCTGATAGCCTCAGTATCTTGACCATCTCTAGCTCTACCCCATAACATAAAAGCCTCATTACCTCTTATGTTGCCTCCAGCTTTCCATATCTCTGGAGTCTGTTCTTTTATATTTTTAGCAAAGTCATAATCAAATTGTGGCTCTTCGCTATTTCTAAGACTTATCTTTTTATCATCTCCCTTGTTAGGAAAGTTTGTCTGTCTTTCCTCATCATCTTCCAACTGAGCATAACAAACAGCAAGTCTTTGAGAGTTATCGTCATACTCTTTCATAAACTCATCGGACATACATCTCTCGATGAACTCCTCGTTTGTTTCGTTTTCTTCTTTACTCGGTATCGGCATTGTCTTCTTCTTCTACGTCTCCAATTGGAGCAAAATTCAACGGCATAAATAATTGATCTCCCTCTGGTCCAACTCTATTCAAGTCTTCCATTCGTCTAATCTCATTAATAGACAAAGCTCCGATACTAGCCATTTCTCTGTAATAACTTGCACGACTTGAGCTATCACCTCTAAGTAAAGCCTTAGCATCTAGCTTTACAGTAAACAAGCCGAACTCTCTATCTCTAAACAACTTTCTGTTTAACTCTTGCTCAATCATTACCATATAAGGCATAAGAGTAAATCTAACGAAGTCAATAGACAAAGCCTCAATAGATGAGTAGTTAGCAGCTTTTTCTAAGTGACCAATCAACGATAATGGCACTTTAAATATTCTTGCTACTTCTTCAATCTGAAATCTACGAGTTTCTAAAAGCTGATATTTGTTTGCATCTATATTAGTTTGCTCAAACGTCATACCCTCCTCAAGTATAGCAGTCTTACCAGATACAAATGAGCCAGAATAATTTTGATTCCAAGAGTTCTTCAATCTTGCAACAGCTTCTTTACTTAGTTTGCCAGGATGCTTAATCACTCCACCAACTTGAGCAGAGTTTCCTAGATAACTATTGGCAGTATCATTAGCAGCAATAGAAGTTGCTATTGTTGTATTCTGTGCTTTCAATACGCTTACACCCTCATAACCATTAAATGATAAGTTGAAGAAGTGCAACATATCTTCTTTCATAACTCCTATCTCATAGTCTTTAATATCGTAAAAGATTTGACCATCGTGTTTAATTACTTTAACATCTTTTGGATTGATAGGAATAAGTGAGATTGGTCTAGCCGATGTATCTCTTTCTATATAAAAATACGCATTCCCCTCTAATAATAAGTTGGTCATTAGAGTATCTAGGAATGTGTATGGTGTCATATACTCGTTAGGATTTCGAGCTAGTAGTCGGTAAATTGGGTGACTAACATCAGTTATTTTATCGTCATCTTCCTCGACTCTGTAAACTTTTATAGGTAGACTTGATATTGATTCGCTGATAACTCTAACACAAGCAAAGACTGCACTGAATGTTAAAGATGTGTCTCTATTTACTGCCGTTTTGTTGGCTGCACCATAACCACCAAAAACAGCTCTTAAAAAATTATCTCCACGCTTTTCAGAACGTAGGAAGTCAAATAGTCCCATAAAATTGTAATTACATTACAAAGATAAGAGAAATCGCAAAAGTCAAATCCACATTATACCTCTATCGTCATAGGTAGAAGTATCGCTAGAATCGTCATTCATATAGCATCCTAGAGCCATAACAAGCGCAACCATTCCGTCAATCTTCTCTGTTGATTTACTCTTGTCCATTTTAATATTACCTGCTGGATCTGATTTCATAGCTAAGTTAGAACACATCCACCTTAACACTTTATTACCAGCGTGGTTAATTTGTTTGCCTAGTACTAGCTTCTCAAGCTCTTTAGTTGGTGCTGACATACTAGCAAATCCTTGCCCATAGCTTTCCATTGGCAAACCATCCTCTGTCAAATCAATAACTAATTGGCTAGAGTTCCATCTATCGTATGCTATCGACTTAATGTTTACAACCTCAGCAACTTCTTTTATTCTACGCTTAATGTAATTGTAGTCTGTAACATCACCCTCAGTTAATTCCATCAATCCCTCTTTCTCCCAACCTATATAATCAACTTGGTCACGTCTTGAACGAATAAAAGCATTATCCTTTGGAGCAAAGAAGTAAGGTATAACCGTAAACCTATCATCTTCTGGAATGATTAATACAAAAGCAGAAACATCTCGCACACTAGCTAAGTCAAGTCCAGCGTAAGCCGTCATCCCTTTGTAATCTTCTAGCTTGATTGGAGCTTTGTTGCACTCCATCCATTGCTGGTCTGATAGCCACTTACTAGCTGATGACATCCATTGGTTAAGGTGTAACATTCTAAAAGTATTCTCATAGCTTGGTAGTTTGATAGCTTTCTCTTGTTCTCTTTTAAGATAGTCTAATTTTACTACTCCACTCTCTAAGCCAGGATTTGCAATCTTCAAAGCCTTCTCACTTGTCCAATCTGTTTCTAAATCACACGCATACTTGACATAATAAAAACTCGAATCGTCTATAATTTGTTCAGCCACTTTCCTTCCGTATTCCTCAGTCTTGTAGCATATAGACTCACGATTATAACCAGCCGTTGTTATTGCTATTGTCAATGGTTGCCTCCTACTACCTACCGAAGTAGTCAAGGCATCCCAAAGGCTAGAGTCTTTCTGAACGAAGAACTCATCCATACAAATGAAACTAGCATTGTAACCAAATTTAGAACTTGCCTCAGAACTAATAGCCTTGAAAGCTGAGTTGCTTTTTTCGTGGATGATAGAATTCTTAAATACTTTGAGATTCTTGTTTAGTTGATTGTCAGCTCTTACCATTCCACAAGCCACCTCGAAGATTATCCCACTCTGCTGTCTATCATTTGCAGCAATGTAACACTCAGCAGATGGCTCGTTGTCGGCTATTAACATATACAAAGCTATTGCACTTATAAGAGTTGACTTTCCGTTCTTTCTAGGCAAACAAATGTAGGCAGTCCTAAATCTTCTCAGCCCACTATCTCTATACTTCCAACCAAATAAATCTCTTACTATTTTTTTCTGGAATGTCTCTAACTTAAATGGTTGTCCTCCTAGCTCTCCCTTGATGTGCTTGATGTGATTCTCTATAAAGTAGACAACTCTATCTGCTGCCTTGTCATCAAAGTAAAAAGTCTTGTCCTCTTTAAGTTTCATTAAAATAGACTTGTTTGTTTTAAATGTTCTGAACATCTAGCGTTAGCCATCTCTACATATTTTGGCTCAATGTCAAAGCCTATAAACTTTCTACCTTCTTTGGCTGCCATAGCGCACTCTGTACCACTACCAGCAAAAGGAACTAAAACCAAATCGCCTTTCCTTGAGCAAGTTTGTAATAAAATTCTTGTTAGCTTTTCTGGTTTAATTGTATCGTGTTTAAATTTATTTGTTTCATAATTCGGTAATCTTATAACATCTCCTAAATGTAAAGAATTATTAAATGGTCTACGAAGCTCCTCGTATTCTTTTCGTAAATCCTCGTATTCTTTTCGTAAATCCTCGTATTCTTTTCGTAAATAAGGTTCACACCATTTTTTTAGTTTTATATACATTTCTTTAGTTATCATTGTTGGCTCTGTTTTATCTAAACTTAAACAAGCACTAGCAACGCCTCCTCCATTTGTTGCAGTTTCTAAAGCCTCATTGACTTGCTTTAAAATTATTTTTCCTTTTGATTTGATTATTTCTTCTCTAATATAATCTCTAATATGATAAACGCATTTAGTCAAATTATATTTATCATTACTATACATTAAAATTCTTTCAGTAAGAGGAGGAAAACTTCTATAACCACTAACATTAACCATACTTTGTTTAGATTGGTTTGTGTTTTCCCATACAATATTATTTAACAAATTAAAATACTTGTCAAATATTATTTGAGCATAAGCTATTTTCTTAGCATCTCCATACCAAAACAAAGTACCGTTATCAGCTAAAACTCTTTTACATTCTATTGCCCAATTCTCAACATCTTTTAAATAATCGTCAAAGCTATTCCAAACAAAATCAAACTCTCCCTTAACTTCAAAGTAAGGAGGGTCGGCTATAATTAATTGCACCGACTTATCTTCTAGTTGGTTAGTAGTCCAATCTCCTAAGTGTACTATATTTATCATATCAGCCTTAATTGAGATTGATGTTCTTTAATTCTTTTTAAAGCATTATCATAATACTCCTTGTCTAATTCATAACCCTCTAAGTCATAACCTAGATTATGACAAGCAATAGCAATACTTCCAGAGCCTAAGTGAGTATCTAATATCTTATCGCCCTCATTTGCGTAGTTCATTAGAAGCCACTCATACAGCTTTACTGGTTTTTGTGTTGGGTGTATTCTATGCTCTTTGTTTTTCATATCACCTTGTAACATACCATTCCATCTAAATTTATATTTCCTAACTGCTGATTTAAAAGAAGTAAAAGCTAACTCACAATCTGCAAAATCGCCACTATTATCTTTATCCCATACAATCCAGCAACTGCTATTAGAGCTTGGTATATTTTCTATAAAATGATTAGCACCCCAAATAATAACATTTTTACTAATTCTTTTTAAGTGTATAAAATATTCTTTTTTAGGTGCTGTACTATCCCAACTTTTAAGAGTGTATTTTTTAGGTTTTCCTCTTTTATGTTTATTGCTTGTTCTAGCGTTTCTACCAAAATTAGAGTTACTTTTATTGACTAAAATACCATAAGGTGGGTCTACTATTGCCAAATCAAACTCATTATCCGACATTTCTTTCATAGCCTCTAAGCAGTCTTTGTTGTAAATGTTTATCATTAGTCAAAGAAATTAAAATCGTCTGTCCTTTCCTCATCTTGTTCTGGCATACTAAGGGATGCTCTGCTGCTCGGTGTAAAACCAAATTGCGTAGCAATTTTCATCGCATTCTGTAAAGCGTTTTGCATCACCTTGTACTTTGGTGCAATCTTAGTCGATCTCAACCGACCATCTTTGTCCACAGTCTGTTCAGTAAAATTACCTTGTAACTCTTGAGCTATCTCTCTATAGATTCCTATCTCGTTGCAATACGCTGCTAAAATTGATAAGTCAGTCAAGTGTAACATTTTAATATTAGCTAGTTCGTTTGTAACTAAGTGCCATTCCTCTGCACCTTGTTGATTGAGAAAGGATGGAGCTTCAGGCATACTAACAACGTGAGTCGTCTTCATTTCATTTTCCACTAATCTGGATTTCTCTAGTGTGCCTTTTAGCTCCTTTACTTTTGTTGGTATTTTTTTCCTTCCTCTCAAAATATTCTAATTTGTGCTTGGTGGTTTTTTATTCTCTTAATAGCGTTGTCGTAGTAATCTTTGTCAAGCTCATAGCCAGTTAAATCGTAACCTAAATTGTGACAAGCTATGGCTATTGAGCCACTACCTAAATGAGTATCTAATATCTTATTGCCCTCTTTGGCAAAATTCATCAAACAATAATCATACAATTGAGGTGGTTTTTGTGTTGGGTGAAACTTCTCGCTTTTGTTTTTGAATGCACTATATCTGAACATTTTATTAGCACCTTTAAAAGAAGTCCAAGCATATTCACAATCACTAAAACTTAAACCTTTTGTCATTTCTTTATCCCAAATTATAAACTTTCCACAAGGAGGTAAATCAAAATAATTACCACCCCATATTATTTGATTCTTACTTACCCTAAACAACTCTTTAAAATACTGCTCACTTGGTATATCACTATCCCAATCTTTAGCTTTCCAATTTCTATTTTTGGCTTTACTTGCTCTTGGAGTGTTACCTATTCCCATATTCATATTAGCTATGTCTAATCCATAAGGAGGGTCGACTATTGCCAAATCAAATTGATTGTCTTTCATCAGCTTCATAGCTTCTAAACAATCTTGGTTATGTATTTTATTAATATCCATCTGAACTTAAAATGGTTTTTGTTTAGTATATCTATACCCACACGATTTAGTTTTAATTTTGCGTATAAAATATCGATACT